CGTTTCCGTGCGGCCTATGGCCGCCATGTCAAGGAGCTGCCCCGGTGCTGTGTGTTCTTCGGCACCACCAACACCTCTGACTACCTGCGGGACCGCACCGGCAACCGGCGTTTCTGGCCGGTGGATGTGGGCCTGGCCCCGGCGGCCAAAAGCGTCTGGACTGATCTGCCCGGAGAGATTGACCAGCTCTGGGCTGAGGCCATGGTCCGCTGGCAGACGGGAGAGCCGCTTTTCCTCAAAGGGGAAATTGAGGCCGCCGCTAAAGAGGCCCAGGAGGCCCACCGTGAGGTCAACACCCGTGAGGGCATCATCCTGGACTTTCTGGAGCGCCAGGTGCCGGAGGACTGGCAGAACTGGCCGCTTGACCGCCGCCGGATGTTCTGGGGCGGCGCTGTGCAGGGAGATGTCAAGCTGGTGCCCCGTGACCGTGTGTGCGCTCTGGAGGTCTGGTGTGAGGCCCTGGACGGCAAGCAGCGGGATATGAGGTACAGTGACACGGCAGAAATCAACAGCATCATTGAGGCCAGCGCCTTGTGGGAAAGGGCCAGAGGCTCCCTGCGCTTTGGCTACTGCGGCAAGCAACGGGGCTTTCAAAAGGTGCGGCTTTGACCCGGAACATTGCCCGGAACATTTGAGATTTTCAGATGTTCCAATGTTCCGGGCAGGTGAAACATGTTCCGGGCAATGTTCCGGCAAATGTTCCGGGCAAAACCCTTGCGCCGCAAGGCTTTTCAGCTAAGTGGAACATTGGAACATTCATTTTCTATATTAGGGTAAAAGAGAGGATTTAGAGAGAATAGAGAAAAATAAAACTCTCTAAACCGCCTGTTTGCGCTACATACACGCGCGAATGTTCCACTGTTCCGAAAGGAGGAAATCCATGAAAGAAAGCTATATTGAGAGCTACCTTGTTCGCAAGGTGAAAGAGCACGGTGGCCTCTGCTATAAGTTTGTGTCACCCGGAAACCCCGGCGTGCCTGATCGACTGATAATCACCCCCACCGGCAAGACCATCTTTGTTGAACTGAAAACGGAGGTGGGCAGGCTGGCCAAAGTCCAGAAATGGCAGCGGAGTGAGATGGAGAAACGAGGGGCGGACTGCCGGGTGCTGTTTGGGATGGACGCAGTAAAGGACTTTTTGAGGGAGGTTTTCCCCGCATGAAATATGTGCCGCATGACTACCAGGCCTATTGCATCCAGCGTGTAGTTGAGGACCCTGCTGTTGGGCTGTTTCTCCGTCCCGGCCTTGGCAAAACAGTCATCACTCTGTCAGCGGTCAATATTCTCAAGTATTTTCGCTGGCAGGTGCAAAAGGTCCTGGTAGTGGCTCCCAAAAAAGTGGCAGAGGCCACCTGGAGCAAGGAGGCCGCCAAGTGGGACCACCTCCAGCACCTCCGCACCTCTGTGGTGCTGGGCAGCGCCACCAAGCGCATCAAGGCCCTCAACACTCCGGCGGACATCTATGTCATCAACCGGGAAAATGTGGAGTGGCTGGTGGACTACTACAAACAGGCCTGGCCCTTTGACATGGTGGTGCTTGATGAGAGCACCAGCTTTAAGAACAGCCAGAGCAAGCGCTGGAAAGCCATGAGGCGGGTGCGGCGTTTCATCAAGCGGATGGTCCTGCTGACCGGCACGCCGTCCTCTAAGGGCCTCATTGACCTGTGGGCACAAGTTTACCTGCTGGACTGCGGAGAGCGCCTGGGGCAATCCCTGAGCGCCTACCGTGAGCGTTATTTTGACCCTGACCAGCGGAGCCGCACACAGATTTTTTCCTACAAGGCCAAAGACGGTGCGGAGAGCGCTGTGTTGGATGCCATTTCTGACATCTGCATCTCCATGAAAGCGGAGGACTACCTGGAGCTGCCGGACTTCATCCAGCATGAGGTGCCGGTGCTGCTGGATGCCAAAGCCCGCCGGGCCTATGACCAGTTTGAGCGTGACCTGCTGCTGGAGGTGGACGAGGATGTCATCACCGCCGCCTCTGCCGCCGTTCTTGTGGGAAAACTCCTGCAAATGTGCAACGGTGCTGTGTATAGCAATGATGGTCACATCGTGCCGGTCCATGACTGCAAGCTGGAGGCCTATCTGGAGCTGCTGGAGCAGTTGAACGGAGAGCACTGCCTGACTTTCTACGGCTACCAGCATGACCGTGACCGCATCCTGGAGGCGCTGAAAAAGCACCGCAAGGACCTCCGGGTGAGGGTCTACAAAACCGTGGAGGATGAGGAGGCCTGGAACAACGGAGAGGTTGATGTGCTGCTGGTGCATCCGGCCTCCTGTGCCTACGGCCTCAACCTCCAGGCAGGCGGCCAGCATGTGGTGTGGTACGGCCTCAACTGGTCCTTTGAGCTGAATGACCAGGGCAACTGCCGCTTATACCGGCAGGGCTCCCCCTATGACAAGGTTTTTGTCCACTATCTTGTAGTGCAGGGCTGCCAGGATGAGGATGTCATGGCTACGGTGCGAGATCGCCAGGACACCCATGAGGCCGTCATGTCCGCACTCAAGGCCAGAATTAAGCGAGTAAAGGAGAGCGCAAAATGAGCGATAATCTGAATATTAAACTGCTGAAACAGCACGCCGCCATCCTGGAAATGGCCCTCCAGACCGTCAACAATGTTTCCAAGAGCATCACGGAGGAGGCAGCGGCCCTGGATGCGGAGCTTGCCCCCGTCCAGGATGCCACGGATGCGCTGGCGGCCTGCGAGAGGGCCCAGGAGCGTGCCCGCTTTGCTGAGGCGAAACTGAACAAGGCTGTGGCGGACCTGCGCTTTGTCATGGCCGGTGGTGACCCTTGCCGGGTGTGTGCCGTCAAGTGCACTTTTGGTGAGGGCAACTGCAAACCCGTGTGGCGTGGAGAGGCTGGTGCTGATTTGTGACTTTGAAAGAACTGTCCCAGCTTTACTACCTCAACCGGGAGATCGAGATGGACAAAAAGCGCCTCCTTGAGCTGGAGGCCAGGGCGGTGTTCTGTTCGTCAGATCTGTCCGGGATGCCCAGGAGCTCCGGCGTGGGGGACCGTGTTGGCCGCTATGCGGCGGAGATCGTGGACCTCAAGGGCATCATTGAGGCCAAACTCCAGCAGTGCATCTATGAGCGCAACCGTTTGGAGAGGTACATCACCACCATTGAGGACAGCCTCCTCCGGCAGGTTTTCACATATCGCTTTGTGAATGGACTGCCGTGGCAGCAGGTGGCCGCATGTATCGGCGGGAGTAACACTGCTGACGGCGTGCGGATGATGTGCAACAGGCACATCAAGGCCACGGAGCCGGAAACAGATGACGGCACAGAGGTCCAACTGTAACTTGTTCGTTCTGTTCGGTGTTTCTGTGGTACACTATATCCTGCGGGTAGTGCCTCAAGATGATGCAATACCTCCTTGGTTGAACAGCGGCAGGGTGACGGATAATGAAACCCAGACCCTTGCCGCTGTTTCATTCTAACGATTTTTTAGAGCCGTCCGATGAGGGCGGCTTTTACTATGTGATGGGGTGGTGAGATGGCAAAGCTGACTGAAAAGCAAAAGCGATTTGTGCAGGAATACCTTGTGGACCTCAATGCCACGGCGGCTGCCAAGCGTGCCGGATATAGCGAAAAAAGCGCCTCCCGGATAGCCGTGGAACTACTCAATAAAACTCAAGTTTCTGCCGAAATCCAAAAGCAGCAGGCCAAGCGTCAAAAGCGGGTGGAAATCACCCAGGAAAAAGTGCTTGAGGAGCTGGCTGCAATCGCCTTTGCCAACGGTGCTGACTTCGCCACCGTCAACCAAAATGGCATTGTCCGCATCACCCCCACCTCTGAGCTGTCGGATGAAAAGCGCAAGGCCATTGCCTCTATCAAGGAGGGGCAATATGGCACGGAGGTCAAGGTGCACGATAAGGTCAAGGCCTTGGAACTGCTGGCCAAGCACCTGGGCATGTTCGACAGCAAGAACGGTGGCAGCGAGGCCCCAGAGAATAACATCTTTGAGGTCATTGACCAAAGCACCAGAGAGGAGATAGGCACGGATGAAATACCAGAGATTGAGCACCCGGCAAAACCTGGCCATGACCTGGTGGAATAGGCCCGGCTTTGAGGTCTATGACGGCATCATCTGTGACGGCTCCATCCGCTCCGGCAAGACAGTGGCCATGACGGTGGGCTTTATCATGTGGGCCATGACCCGCTTTGACGGCTGCAATTTTGCCATCTGCGGCAAGACCATTGAGAGCCTGCGCCGCAATGTGACAAGCAATCTGCCCGTCTGGCTGGCGGGCGTTTTTTCTTTCAAGGAGCACCGTACTGAAAACAAGATCGTGGTGAGCGCCAACGGCAAGAGTAACAGCTTTTACCTGTTCGGCGGCAAGGACGAAAGCAGCGCCGCACTCATCCAGGGCATCACACTGGCAGGCATCCTGCTGGATGAGGTGGCCCTGATGCCGGAGAGCTTTGTCAACCAGGCCACCGCCCGCTGCTCTGTTGAGGGGGCCAAGCTGTGGTTTAACTGCAACCCGGAGGGCCCCAGCCATTGGTTTTATACCAAGTGGGTGCTGGAGGCCAGCAGGCGGAAAATGCTGCACCTCCATTTCACCATGGATGACAACCTCAGCCTCTCCGCCTCAGTCAAGGCAAGGTATGAGAGCCTTTACTCTGGCGTTTTCTATGATCGCTTTATCCGGGGCCTGTGGGTGGTGGCGGAGGGGCTTATTTACACGATGTTCAACAAGGACTTTCATGTTGTGCCCAGTGTCCCCAGGCCCTATGAAAAGTATGTGATGTCCTGCGACTACGGCACCATCAACCCCACCAGCATTGGCCTCTGGGGCAAGGCTGGTGGCAAGTGGTACAGGATGAGGGAGTATTACTATGACAGCCGCAAGGAGGGCCGCCAGCGCACCGATGAGGAGCACTACACGGAGCTGGAGCGTCTGGCTGATGGCCTACATGTGTCCGCCATCATCGTGGACCCATCGGCGGCCTCTTTCATTGAGGTCATCCGCCGCCATGACCGCTACCGTGTAGAAAAGGCCTCCAACTCCGTGCTGGACGGCATCCGCAATGTGGCCACCCGGCTCCAGAGCGGTGACATCTTTTTCTGTGACTGCTGCACGGACTGCATCCGTGAGTTTGGGATGTATCGCTGGGATGAAAAAGCCCAGATGGACCGTCCCATCAAAGAAAATGACCATAGCATGGACGATGTGCGCTACTTCGTGCACCGTGTCTATGCGCCTGATCTGATTAGCTTTAAGTGAGGTGAGAAACCAATGGTGACACTCAATCTGAGGGATGATTGCAATGGCCGTGTGGCCACCAATTTCAAACGGGGCATGACGGACAAGCGCTTTCTGGAGCTTGAAATCACCGCATGGCTCACCAGCCCGGAGCGCAAAAAGCAGCTTGAGGGTGAGGCCTACTATGACGGCTACCAGGATGTGACCCACCGGGAACGCCTGGCGCTGGATGAGGACGGCAAGCCCATTGTGCTCAAGAACTTGCCCAACAACCGGCTGGTCAACAACCTCTATTCCAAGATGGTGGACCAAAAGACCAACTACTCCTTTGGCCGTCCGCTGTCCTTTGACACCGAAAACAAGGAGTACGCCAAGGCCCTGGGGGCTCTGTTCGGGGCCCGTTTTCTGCGTACCATGCACAATGTTGGTGAGGGTGCATGGATTGGCGGCAAGTCCTGGCTCTATCCCTACTACGAAAACGGGGAGCTGGCTTTCCGGCGCTTTCCTGCTGATGAGGTCCTGCCATTCTGGGCGGACGCTGACCACACCATCCTGGACGCTGCTGTCCATGTCTATGTGGTGCAGGAATACGATGAGGCCGAACACGCCAAGGATGTGGTCAAGGTAGAGGTCATGCACGGCGGCGGTGTGGACTGTTTCATCCGCACGGATGACGGCGTGCTGGAGCCGGACAGCTTTGCCTACTCCGGCCCCTATATCATCACCCGGCAGGACAATGAAACCGGCAAAGTAGAGGGCTACAACTGGGAGCGCATCCCGTTGGTGTGCTTTAAGAGCTCCCACCATGAAATCCCGCTCCTCTCCAAGGTCAAGTGCCTCCAGGATGCCTACAACAACATCCTGAGCAACTTTGCCAACCAGATGGAGGAGGACATCCACACCACCATCCTGGTCATCAAGAACTATGACGGTGAGGACCTGGGCACATTCCGCCGCAACCTGGCCACCTATGGTGCCATCAAGGTGCGGTCCTATGAGGGGGCTGAGGGCGGCGTGGACACTCTGGAAATATCCGTCAACGCTGAAAACTACAAGACCCTGTTGGCCCTGCTCAAGGATGCCATCATTGAGAACGCCAGAGGCTATGATGCCAAAGATGACCGCATGAGCGGTGACCCAAACCAAATGAACATTCAGAGCATGTACTCTGACATTGACCTGGATGCCAACGGCATTGAAATGGAGTTTCAGGCCAGCATGGAGGAGCTGCTTTGGTTTATCAACAAGCACCTGGCCAACACCGGCGGCAGGAGCTTTGAGGGCGAGGATGTCACGGTTATCTTTGACCGGGATGTGCTCATCAACGAAACGGAGGCCATCAACAACTGCAAGAACTCCGTGGGCATCCTCTCTGATGAAACCATCGTCAAGATGCACCCATGGGTCACTGACCCGGAGCAGGAGCTCCAGCGCATCAAGGATGAGAAAGAGGAGGCCATGCAGGCTGACCCCTACCAGGCCGCTTTTCTGGCCAACCGCAACCAGCCGCCGGTAAACAATGAGGGTGGTGGCGATGGCAAGACAGACTAACGCCGCCTACTGGGCCCAGCGCATGAAAAACATGGAGGATGCGCTGCTGGACCAGTCCTACTCCTATGTGGAAAACCTTGAAAAGCAGTTTGCCGCCGCCCAAGCTGAGATTGAGCGGCAGATGGCCCGCTGGTATCAGCGCTTTGCCACTAACAATGAGATTGACCTGGCAGAGGCCAAGCGGCTGCTCAATTCCAAGGAGCTCAAGGAGTTTCACTGGACTGTGGCTGAGTACATCGCCTATGGTGAGCAAAACGCCATTGATGGTGCCTGGATGAAACAGCTTGAGAACGCCAGCGCCAGGGTGCACATCTCCCGGCTGGAGGCTCTAAAGCTCCAGCTCCAGCAGCAGGCAGAGGTCTTATACTCCAACCAACTGGACTATGTGGATGCCGCCGCCCGCAAGATGTATGAGGGCAGCTACTACCACACGGCCTTTGAACTGCAAAAGGGGCTTGGCGTGGGCTGGACCATGCAGGCCATCAATGAGGAAACTATCACCAAGGTGCTCTCCCGCCCCTGGACCACGGACAACCAGACTTTCCGTGATCGGTGCTGGACAAACAAGCAAAGTCTTGTGAACAGCGTCAACACCCAGCTCACGCAAATGGTCATCCGGGGTGAGGCCCCGGACCGTGCCATTTCTGCCATCTCCAAGCAGTTTGATGTGTCCAGGGCAAAGGCTGGCCGCCTGGCGATGACGGAAAGCGCCTATTTCTCCAGCGCCGGGCAAAAAGACTGCTACAAGGCCCTGGATGTGGAGCGCTACAAAATCGTGGCCTCCTTTGACAAGGACACATGCAGCTTGTGTGCCGACATGGACGGCAAGGTTTTCAAGATGTCAGAGTACCAGGTGGGGCTCACCGCTCCACCGTTTCATCCGTGGTGCCGGTGCTGCACCTGCCCCTACTTTGAGGACATGGACGGCATGGGTGAACGCTATGCCCGTGACGCTGTGACGGGTGAGCGTTTCAAGGTGCCCGGCAACATGACCTATGACCAATGGAAAGCCCAGCAGGATGCCCTCCACGGTCAAGGAACTGTTGATAAGATGCGGAAAATCAGTTATAATGAAACTATTGACAGAGCCCAGTTTGAAAAGTACAGGGAGCGCCTGGGTGCGGATGCGCCCCGCTATTTCAAGGACTTCCAAGCATTGAAATATGACCACGCTGCCGAATACAAAGACCTGGCCGGGCTCTATTCCTACAAGGGCCGTGTGCCGGAGGCCTCCAAGGCTGACTACAAGGCCTATGAGGCCGTAAAGGCAACCGGCGTGCCCGGTTCTGTCCGGGTGCCCGCCAAGCCCATTGAGGTTGATGAGCTGGTTTTCAAGGATGCCCACGGCACGCATCACGGCTGCACGCTGGAGGATGCCAAGGGCTACATCCGGCAGGCTAAGTGCTCCATCACCCGCAAGCGCTGGGATGGCTACCACACCAATTACTACTCTTTTGAGGGTGCCGCCTATATGGATGACGAAGGCGGGAAAATCAACACCGCTTTTTCCAAAAGCGACTTTGACCCCAAGACAAAGGAAATCATGGAGGTGTTTGAGTGAAAACAGTGTATTGCCCAGTAAAGGCCGCCCAAGTCAACGGCACAGACTGCATGGTCATCTGCGATGTCGCAGACCGCCTGCTCAACCCCTCTGTGCTGCCCGGCGGCATCGACTGGAGCGAGGAACAGCGTGAGCGGTGCCTCAAGTGCCCCTACCACGCTGATCTGGAGAGCTCCGAGGAGTAACCCCTTTTTGATGTTAAAAGCATCGTGCTGAAAATGCACGGTGCTTTTTTCATACCCAAATACCGCTGGCCCGGCGGACTACAAGATGGGCACTGCAACACCGGGACTGGCCGGATAAAAAGGACAGCAGACATGCAAGGAGGTAACAATCATGTTGGAATGGCTGAAAACCGTATTGGGGGATGCGTACACCCCCGAAATTGACACGGCAGTTTCTCAGGAGATCGGCAAGGGCTTTGTGGCCCGCACCGACTTCAACACAAAGACTGCCAAGGTCACAGAGCTGGAAACCGAGGTCAAGCAGCTCCGTGAGGGTATCAAGACCCGTGACACTCAGCTCTCCGAGCTGAAAAAGTCCGCCGGTGACAATGCCGAACTGCAAAAGCAGATCGACACGCTCACCCAGCAGAACAAGGACCAGAAAGCCGCCTATGACAAGGAGCTGGCCACGGTCAAGCTGACTGCTGCGGTGGATGCAGAGCTCACCGCTGCCGGGTCCAAGAACAACATCGCCGTCCGTGCGATGCTGGCGGACTTCCTCAAGGATGCCAAGGTGGTGGATGGCAAGGTCACCTCTAAGGAGAACGGCGAAACCGTCACCCTGGGGGCCAAGGTCGAGGCGATGAAAAAGGACGCTGCTACTGACTTTATGTTTGGAGATGCGCCCAAGTATAGCGGCTGGAAACCCGGCGAGAACGGGGACGGGGGCAAGCCCGGCAGCACCAAAAAGCTGTCTGAGATGTCCTACTCCGAGCTGACCGAGTACATGGCCAAAAACCCTGACGCAAAGCTGGAATAACCCCAACAACACAATCATTTCAAGAAAGGAAGTATTGAATTATGCCTAACGCTAAGTTTGACGCAAAATCTTTCAACCCTGAGGCTTTCAAGTACATCATGGACCGCATCCCCCGCACCCGCCTCAACGAAATCCGCAAGTCCAAGGTCCTGGTGGGCAACCCGGACATCCGTGCGGTGCTGGGCACCCAGAACGGCACCGGCTACGCCCGTGTGGCCGTGCGTGGCCTGCTGGACGGTGAGGCCGTGAACTATGACGGCCAGACTGACATCACCGCCACCTCCACCAAGACCTTTGAGCAGGGTGTGGTGGTCATTGGCCGTGCCAAGGCGTGGGTGGAAAAGGACTTCTCCTTTGACATCACCGGCGGCATTGACTGGATGGACAATGTGGCCCAGCAGGTTTCCGAGTATTGGCAGGACATTGACCAGGACACCATCCTGGCCGTTCTCAAGGGCGTCTTTGCCATGACCGGCGGCCAGAGCGCTGAGTTTGTGGCCAAGCACACCTATGAGGTGGCGGGCAACATGGAGGCCACCACTATGAACAGCGCCACCGCCCAGGCCTGTGGTGACCGCAAGAAGAAGTTTTCTCTTGTGTTCATGCACTCTGTTCCCGCCACCAACCTGGAAAACCTCAACCTGCTCACCGCCCTCAAGTACACCGACAAGGACGGCGTGACCCGTGACCTCACCCTCTACTCCTGGAATGGCAAGATTGTTGTGGTGGATGACGGGATGCCCGCCGAGGATGGCTATTTCCCCGCCGCCTCCACCGATGAGGGGGCGCTCCAGGTCAAGGCCTCCGGCGCTACTGACGGCCAGATCAACCAGGCGGAGGTCACCCCCTACTTTGGGGAGGGCACCCCTGCGGCGGATAGCTATGTGGTCCCCGGCACCCGCTACACCACCTATGTGCTGGGCGAGGGCGCTATCAGCTTTGAGGACATCGGTGCCAAGGTCCCCTATGAAATGGCCCGTGACCCCAAGACGGACGGCGGTGTGGACACCCTCTACACCCGCCAGCGCAAGGTGTTCTCTCCCTTTGGCATCTCCTACGAAAAGAAAAGCCAGACCACTCTCTCCCCCACGGATGCAGAGCTGGCCAACGGTGCCAACTGGTGCCTGGTCCACTCCGGCGAGGAGGAGGAAAACGACCGCTCCTACATTGCCCACAAGGCCATCCCCATTGCCCGCATCCTCTCCAGAGGCTAAGGACATGGAGGGCGTATATGAGGCCGTGGTGGACCGGCTGGCCATGCTGGGCTACACTGTCACGGACGCTGACGAAACCGGCCTTAAATACACCATCCGCAAGTGTGAGGCGGAGCTTTTGGCGAACATCAACCACCGAAAGCTCCCGCCTCCTCTTTTTTACACCCTTGTGGACATGGTGGCCGGTCATTTCCTGTTTGATAAGAAAGCCGCCGGAGGGCTTGACGGGCTGGAGGGCTTTGACTTCAACGCCCCCGCCAAGAGCATCACGGAGGGGGACATTTCTGTGACCTTTGCCGGGGCCAGTGATGGTGCAAGCAATGCGGAAAGCCGCTTTGACGCCATGCTGGCCCAGCTCATGCACCCGGCAGAGAGCACCCTGGCGGCTTTTCGGAGGCTGAGATGGTAGTCCCCGCCGCCTACAAAAAGGCCATCCAGAGCCTCTGGACCGGCCTGGCCACCATCACCGTGCGGCAGGGTGTGCTCAACCCTGCCAATGGCCGCACGGAGCCGGTGGAGAAAGTGACGGCCTCCGGCCTACCCTGCCGCATTTCCCACCAGACCGTCAAGAGCACCGAACCCACCGAGGAGGCGGCCCTGGTGGCCCAGACGGTGACGCTCTACATTGACCCGTCCGTGGACATCCCGGAGGGCTCTAAAATCACGGTGACCCAGAACGGCGTCACCCGTGACTATGAGCGGAGCGGCAAACCTGCCGTTTACACCTGCCACCAGGAGGTCCCCCTGGAGCTGTTCAAGGAGTGGGCCTAATGCGGTGGGGCGATGTCGATTACAAGCAGCTCCAAAAGCTACGGGATAACCTGCAAAAGCTCCAGGACATGGACCTGGACAAATTCTGTGAGGATGTGTCCAAAGAGCTGGCCGCCCGGCTGCTGGCCCTGGTCATCCCCCGCACCCCGGTGGGGCAATACCCCCGGAGCAGCGGGAAAAAGGGCGGCACCCTGCGCCGGGGCTGGACCGCCCGGACCGAGCAGGAGGCGGCGGGCGGCGGGAAAGTAGACCCCGCCGCCTACGCCAACGCTCTGCCGGTTTTCAAGCGGGGACGGACCTTTTACATCGAGGTCATCAACCCCGTCCACTATGCCAGCTATGTGGAGTTTGGACACCGCACCCGTGGCGGAGGCGGCTGGGTGGCCGGGCAGTATTTCCTCACCCTGTCTGAAAAGGACCTTGAGCGGGTGGCCCCCGCCGTCATTGAGAAAAAGCTGGAGGCGCTGCTGCGGGAGGCTTTCAATGTCTGAAATCAGTTTTAAGAGCATCTATGACGGCGTGAGCCTTGCGCTGCACGCCGCTTTTCCTGCTGTGCAGGTACACGGCGGGAATGTCAAGCAGGGCCTCAACCCTGGGGACCTCAATGTGGTCATGCCCTCCGCTGGGCAGAGCAAGCAGGTGGGAGAGCGGTTTCTCCGCACCCCCACCCTGGATGTCATCTACTACCCCAAGGTGGGGGTGGCGGAGTGCTGCGAGGTGGCAGATCAGCTCACCATGCTCCTGCGGGACATCACCACCCCGGAGGGGGACCTCATCCATTGCACCAACTGCGAATGGACCATTGAGGAGGGCGTCCTGCATGTGCTGGTGAGCTATGACCACCACGCCTACATCCCCCAGGAGCCGGTCCTCATGGAAACCCTTGATATTGAAATGGAGGGATAAACATGGCGCAAGCCAAGACCACGAACAGCGAAAAGGCCACCGGGGCCGCTACTTACAAAAAGGAGCAGCTTGTGGCCTCCAAGCGATATGCCAACCGGCGGGACCTCATCCGGGCTCTGCTGGAGGACGGCAAGGCCTACACCTTGAATGAGGTGGACGGGCTGATTGAGAAGTACATGAAAGGAAAGGTGAACTAATATGGCGCTGGGCGGCGGCACCTGGCAGGTCCAAAACAAGGTCCTGCCCGGTTACTATGTCAATTTTTCCAGTGTGCCCAGGGCGTCCGCTACCCTCTCTGACAGAGGCTTTGCGGCAGCGCCTTTTGAGCTGAGCTGGGGCCCGGAGGGTGAGGTTTTCGCCGTCACCTCCGGGGAGTTTCAGAAGAACAGCAAAACCATTTTCGGCTATGCCTACGACCACCCCAAGATGCTCCCCCTGCGGGAGATTTTCACCCACGCCACCACCGTCTACTGCTACCGCCTGGGCTCCGGGGCCGTCAAGGCCTCCAACACCCTGGCCACGGCTAAGTATGGCGGCGTGAAAGGCAACGACATCACCATTGTGGTGGCCGCCAATGTGGATGAGCCGGACCTGTGGGATGTGACCACCTATGTGGACGGCGTGGCCGCTGACACCCAGACCGTTGAGGATGCTGAGGCTCTGGTAAGCAACGATTGGGTGGACTTCAAGACGGAGGCCACCCTGTCCGCATCTGCCGGGATGCCTCTGACCAACGGGGCGGATGCCACCACCATCAACGGCGAGGCCCACCAAGCCTTTTTGGACAAGATTGAGCCCTATGCCTACAACGCTCTGTGTTGCCCGGCATCGGACGCCACCACCGTCCGGCTCTATCAGCAGTTTTGCAGCCGTGTCCGGGATGAGGTGGGCAGTAAATTCCAGCTTGTGGCCTGGCAGCCCAGCACGGCGGACTATGAGGGCATCATTGGCGTGTGGAACACCGTGACCCACCCCACCATTGCCAGCGTGCCCACCCATTCCCTGGTGTATTGGGTGGCCGGTGCTGAGGCGGGCTGTGCGGTCAACAAGTCCCTCACCAATTTCAAGTATGATGGTGAGCTGACCATCAATACCGACTACACCCAGGCGGAGCTGGAGGCGGCCCTCAAGGCGGGCAAGTTTATCTTCCACAATGTCAATGGTGATGTGCGGGTGCTGGAGGACATCAACACCCTGCTCACTCTGTCCGACACCAAGGGGGAGATTTTCCAGAGCAACCAGACCATCCGGGTGTGTGACCAGATTGCCAATGATGTGGCGGTGCTGTTCGGCCAAAAGTACCTGGGCACCGTGCCCAATGACGCCTCTGGCCGCTCCTCCCTGTGGGGGGACATCACCAAGCTCATCCAGCAGCTTGATGACATCCGGGCCGTGGAGAACTTTGACCCGGAAATTGTGACCTGTGAGCAGGGTGACAGCAAGAAAGCCGTCCTCTGCATCGTCAACGGGCTCAATGTGGTCAACGCCATGGCCCAGCTCTACATGAGCGTGATTATCCAGTAAGGGAGGGAAAGGAAAATGTCCAAGCCGACCATGAACACCCAGGACGCTGTAAGCGCCAATTTTGCGGAGTGCTTTGTCACCATTGACGGGACCCGCTACTCCATGCTCATGGCCAAGGAGTTTGAGGGCACGGCATCCGTCAACACCGCTGAGGTTTACAAGCTGGGCGGTGTTGTGGTGGGCCACAAGGCCCAGACCGTTGCCCTGTCTTTCTCCATGACCATCTACAAATGCACGGAGATTTTTGACAAGGTGGTGGAGGACTTCATCAAGACCGGCGTGATGCCCACCTTTGACATCCAGACCTCCAACGATGACCCCGCCACCACCGTGGGCCGGAGCACCAAAATCTACAACAACTGCATCCTGGACGGTGATGTGCTGCTGTCCATGTTCAATGCGGAGGGTGATTTTGTCGAGCAGTCTATTGAGGGCTACTGTGACAGCTTTACCCGTCCCGAACAGTACACCAACCCGGCCTACATGTAAGGCCGCATAACACACAAGGAGGAAAAAATCCATGAGTAACCTGTCCGCTTTCATGCGTGCCAATGTCGAGCAGATTGAAAACCACAAGTTTGCCGCCTCCCCCCGTATCAAGGGGGAGGACGGCAAGCCCATGGAGTGGGAAATCTGCTGCATCTCCGCCGATGAGTACGCCCGCATCCGCTCCGCCTGCATCCGCCAGGTCCCCGTGCCCGGCAAGAAAGGCCAGTACACCCAGCAGCTTGACACCTACACTTTCCAGGCAAAGGTGGCGGCCCGCTGCACCGTGTTCCCGGACCTCAACAACGCCGCACTCCAGAATGATTGGGGCGTGGCCAAGCCGGAGGAGCTGATTGGCAAGCTGCTCATTGGCGGCGAGTTTGACGATTATGTCACGGAGGTTTTCCAGGTCAACGGTTTCAAGACCGATGATGACGTGGTGGCCGAGGCAAAAAACTAATTCTGGACGGTGACCCGGAGGCCAATTTTGCCCATTTTTGCCTGCAAAAGTTTGGCTGGGAGCCGTCCAAGTTTTTAGACCTGCCTGTCAAGGAGCGGGCCTTTGTCATCGCATCCATCCAGGTGCGGGGCGAGGACGAAAAGAAACGGGAGGCAGAACTGAAAAGCAAAATGAGAAAAGGCAAATCAAAACGGAAGTAAACCGGGGCCCCCGCTGTATGGCGGGGGCCTAATTCTTAAAAAGGGGGTGAAACCGTGGCAACAATCAGGTCCCAGATGGTCCTAAATGATGGCATCAGCGGCGTGCTCAGAAAAATCAACACGGCGCTCAACACCACCCTCAATGCCTTTGAGCAGGTCCAGCGTGCCTCCGGGCGGGCTGTGGACACGGCTCAAATCCAGGCGGCCAGAGCTGCGCTTGTGGAGGCCAACCGTGAGGTTGATGACATGGCGGAGGGCTACCGCCGGGCGGCTCAACAGGAGGAAGTGCTCAACAAGGGCCTCCGCAACGGCACGAGCGCTGCGGATGGGCTGCTGGGCAAGGTCAAAGGCATTGTGGCCACGCTGGCCGCCGGAGCGGGCGCAAAAGCGCTCCTGGGGCTGTCTGATAAGCTGACCAGCACCACGGCCCGCCTCAGTTTCCTTGTGGATGACGGGGGCTCTGTGGATGAGCTGGAGCAGAAAATCATGGCATCTGCCCAGCGCTCCAGGGCGGCCTACCTGGACACCGCCTCCGCCATTGCCAGCATGGGCGCAAACGCTGGCCGGGCTTTTGAAAGCAATGATGAGCTCATCGCTTTTATGGAGCAAGTCAATAAGCAATTTGTCATCGGCGGTGCTACGGCGGAGGGCCAGTCTGCGGCCATGCTCCAGCTCACCCAGGCCATGGCCGCCGGTGCTCTCCGGGGTGAGGAGCTAAACTCCATCCTGGAGAACGCTCCCGGCATCGCCCGTGCCATTGAGAGCTACATGGGCGTGGCGGAGGGCTCCATCAAATCCTATGCGGAGGAGGGCCTCATCACGGCAGACGTGGTGAAAAACGCCCTCCTCTCTGTGGCAGATGAAACCAATGCCAAGTTTGAGAGTATGCCCATGACCTGGGCCCAAATCTGCACCAAGATGCAAAACACGGCCCTGGCGGCCTTTGAGCCCGTGCTCACACGGCTCAATCAAGTGGCCAACAGCGCACAGTTTAACACGGTCATTGACGGAGCCATCAACGGGCTGGCCATGCTGGCCAGTGTGGCCACCGGCGTCCTGGACCTCCTCATCAACGGTGCATCCTTTGTGGTGGACAACTGGAGCTGGATTAGCCCCATTGTGTATGGCCTGGTGGCCGCCTTTATCGCCTACAATGCCGTGGCCCTCATCACCAACGGCATCAACGCCGCCATGGCGCTGGCTGAGGGCGTGAAAGCGGCGGCATTGATGATGAGCACCGGGGCCACCTTTGCCCAGACAGCGGCTCAGTACGGGCTCAATGCGGCCCTGCTGGCCTGTCCTATCACCTGGATTGTGGTGCTGGTCATCGCCCTTGTGGCGGCCATCTACGCCGCCTGTTCGGCCATCGCCAAGTTTACCGGCATCGCCAACAGCGGCTTTGGCGTCATCTGCGGCGGCATCAATGTGGTGGTGCAATTCTTTGTCAACCTGGGCTTGACCATCGCCAACATCGCCCTGGGCATCTGGAACGCCCTGGGAGCCTGTGCTCAAAATATCGGCATCGCCTTTGGCAATGTCATCTCCGGCGTGCAGGCCTGGTTTTACAACCTGCTTTCCACGGCGCTCACCGTTGTGGCCGGTATCTGTGAGGCCTTGAACAAGCTGCCCTTTGTGGACTTTGACTATTCCGGCATCACCAATGCGGCCAGCGACTACGCCGCCAAGGCGGCGGAGGCCTCCGGCAACATCCAGGACTTTGTGAGCATCGGGGACGCTTTCAATGAGGGCATGAGCACCTTTGACACCTGGCAGGACGGCTGGGTGGGGGACGCTTTCAACGCTGGAGCCAACTGGGGTGACGGCGTGGCCAGCGGCATCTCTGACGCCGTGGACGGCCTGTTTGATATGGACCTGGGCGCTGCTACGGACTACGGAGCAAGCGGCCTGGGCACCGGCGGATATGGTGACTTTGCCATGGATGACCTTTTGGGCAACACCGGGCAGACCGCCGCCAACACCGGGGCCGCCGCCGACGCCCTCAGCACCTCCACGGAGGAGCTGGAGTATTTGCGGGACATTGCGGAGCGGGACGCCATCAACCGTTTCACCACGGCGGAGGTCCGCATTGATATGACCGGCATGACCAACCGCATTGAGGGCGGTGCCGATCTGGACGGCGTTATCTCCACCCTCACAGACGGCTTTACAGAGGCCCTGCTGACGGCGGCGGAGGGCGTCCATGCGTAGACCCTGCCCCATGCCGGAAACACGGAGTTTTTTCCAATGGAAAAAAGGAGGGTGACAAGATGAGTTACACCTGCTATCTGGGCGGGGCCCTTTGGCCCACCCCAGAAAAGCTCCAGGTGAAAATCAAGGGGAAAAACAAAACCCTGGTCCTCTTGAATGAGGGCGAGGTCAATTTCCTGCGGGCCCCCGGCCTCACGGAGCTCACCGTCCCCTTTGACCTGCCCATGCTCACCGGCTCCCGGTCCCCGGACTACTACCTGGGACTGCTGGAGCAGATGAAAGCCAACAAGGAAACCACCCAATTCATGCTGGTGCGGATGTCCCCCTCCGGGGGGATGCTCTTTGACACCAACATCAAGGTGAGCGTGGAGGACTACAACATCACCGAGGACGGCAAAAAGGGCCTGGATGTGGCCGTGGATGTCAACCTCAAGCAATGGCGGGACTACGGCACAAAGACCGTGACCGTGGAGGAGCCCAAGGCGGAGAGCACCACGCCCACCGTGACGGTGGAAAAGGAGCGGGACGCCAGCACGGCCCCCACGGCCAAGACCTACACGGTCAAGGCCGGTGACAGCCTGTGGGCCATCGCCGCCAAGTATTACGGCAACGGGGCCGACTACAACAAGATTTTCAACGCAAACACGGACAAAATCAGCAATCCCAACCTCATCTATGTGGGGCAGGTGCTCACCATCCCATGACCTATGAGCTGCTGATACAACACCAGGGGACCATCATGCTGCCCCCCGTGGTGGAGAATGTGAGCATTGAGTGGGAGCGCCAAGGACAGCCGGGAAAGCTCATTGCCGAGGTGGTCAAGACACCCGGCTTGAGCTTTCAAGAGGGCGACCCATGCCGTTTTTCCGTGGACGGCACCCCCGTCTTTTATGGCTTTGTCTTTGAGAAATCCCGCAAGGGCAACAACCCCAATGTCATCAAGTGCGTGGTGTATGACCAGCTTTATTACCTCAAGAATAAAGATACCTATGTCTACACCAACAAGACGGCCTCTGAGGTCATCAAAATGGTGGCGGAGGACTTCCAGCTCAATGTGGGAGAGCTTGAGGACACGGGCTACAAGATCGCCAGCCGTGTGGAGGACAATCAAACCCTGTTTGACATCATCCAAAACGCCCTGGACGAAACCCTAAAGGCCACCGGGCAGATGTATGTGCTCTATGACAATGCTGGAAAGTTGACCCTCAAGAGCCTGGGCAACATGAAACTCAACATGCTTGTGGATGAGGACACCGCCGGTGACTACGACTATAAGAGCTCCATTGCCACCCAGACCTATGACAAAATCAAGCTCTCCTATGAGAACAAGGAAACCGGCAAGCGGGAAATCTATATTGCCCAGGACGGCTCCCACATCAATCAATGGGGTGTCCTGCAATATTATGAGAAACTGGACAGCAAGGCCAACGCCAAGGCGATGGCGGACGCTCTCCTGGACCTCTACAACACCAAGACCCGCACCCTCAAGCTCCAGGATGTCCTTGGTGACATCCGTGTGAGGGCGGGCACGCTGCTGGTGGTCATGCTGGGCCTGGGTGACATCAATGTGTCCAACTACCTCATGGCCGAACAGGTCAAGCACACATTCAACGATGGGCAGCACCTCATGGAGCTCAAAATGCGAGGTGGTACATTTGTCGCTTGACATCAATGAGCTGGTCCGTGCTGTGAAACAGGCGGCGGTGGAGGCGGTCAAGGCGGACGGCCCCATGGCCGTGAGCTTTGGCACTGTGACATCCGCCTCCCCGCTGAAAATCCAGGTGGACCAGAAAAAGACCTTGACGGAGGCCCAGCTCATCCTCACCAACAATGTCCGGGACTTCAATGTGGACATGACGGTGGACCACCAGACGGAAAGCCAAAGCGGCGGCAGCGGAGAGGCCGCTTTTGCCGCCCACCAGCACGCCTACAAGGGCAGGAAAACCTTTAAGGTGCACCTGGCCCTCAAGGCAGGGGAAAAGGTCATCCTCATCTCCTGTGATGGCGGGCAAAAATACATTGTCCTGGACAGATGGGAGGCACCTTGATGGGAACGCTACCGACAACTGGAGAAAACCTTGACCTCATCGGCTTTGAGCTGGAGGAGCAGCCCAGCTATACTCACAAGCTGGACATTGAGGGGCAGCGGGTGGCGGGCATGACCGACAAGCGGGAGGCCCTGCGCCAAGCGGTCTATCTCATCCTCAATGTGGAGCGCTACGCCTACCCCATCTATTCCCGCAATTATGGCTCCGAGCTGGTTGACCTGATCGGCCAACCTATGGACTACGCCATGAGTGAGATGAAAAGGCGCATCACGGATGCCCTGATGCAGGATGACCGCATCACCGGCGTGGATGACTGGACCTTTGAAACCGGTAGAAAGTCCGTGCTGGTCCGCTTTACCGTCTACACCATTTATGGAGAGCTGGAGGCCACAAAGGAGGTTGAGATTTAACCATGTTTGAAACCAAGACCTATGAGGCGCTGCTGGCCAGCGCCTTGGCCAGGGTGTCCTCCGGCATCGACAAGCGGGAGGGCTCCATGGTGATGAACGGTGTGGCTCCGTCCATGGCGGAGCTGGCCCAGCTCTACATTGGGCTGGACTTCGTTTTCACCGCCACATACCTGGCAACAGCGCCCCGTGAATATCTCATCAAGCGGGCCGCTGACCGTAACATGAGCCCCTACCCGCCCAGCGCCGCAGTGTTCCGGGCGGAGTTTAACATTGAGGTGCCGGTGGGCACCCGTTTCTCCTGCGAGGACCTAAACTTTGTGGTGACGGCCCGCATGGACACCTCCGAGGACACCGCCACCGGCCTGAGCCACCGGGTCACCTGCGAAACAGCAGGGGCCCAGGCCAACGGCTACACCGGCCAGCTCATCCCCATTGAGTATGTGGACGGGCTGACCCATGCAGAGCTGGTGGAGCTGCTAATCCCCGGAGATGATGAGGAGGACACGGAGGTTTTCCGCCAGCGTGTCCTTGACAGCTTCAAGTCCCAGGCCTTTGGCGGCAACCAGGCTGACTACATCGAAAAGGTGAAAGCCATGCCCGGCATCTCCGCCGTCAAGGTGCACCCGGTCTGGAACGGGGACATTGCGCCGTCCACGCTCATCCCGGATGCTACTGTCACAGCATGGTACACCAGCGCCATTGCGGGGCTCAGTGAGCCCGTGGCGGCCTGGCTCACCGCCGTCTACACGGCGGCGCTCAACAAAAAGCTGACGGTGGGCGGCACCGTCAAGCTGGTGCTGCTGGCATCCAATAACACCGCCCCCTCTGAAACCCTCATTGATGAGGTGCAGACGGCAGTGGACCCCACCGAGAACGCCGGGGAGGGTCTGGGACTTGCCCCCATCGGCCATGTGGTCCATGTGACCGGTGTGGAGCCGGTGCCGGTGAGCATCACGCTCAATCTGACCTATGCCTCCGGCTGGAACTGGGAGGCCATCAAAAGCTATGTGGAGGCCGTCATTGACGGCTACTTTGCAGAGCTGGCGGGCACCTGGGCCACTTCGGACCACCTGACCGTCCGTATCTCCCAGATTGAAAGCCGCATCCTCTCCGAGTGCCCCGACATGATAACGGACATTGCTGACACGCAGATCAATGGCAAGGAGGAAAACCTTGTGCTGGGTGCGGACAGCATCCCGGTGAGGGGGGACATCAATGGATAGAAAGCTCCTTGACTACCTCCCCCCGGTGCTCCGTGAGGTGCTTGAGTTTCAAGCCATCAATGCCGCAAACGAGCCGGAAATCTCCATTGCGTGGGACGCTCTGGCCCTGGTCCTTGCCAACCAATTCCTGGACACGGCAACGGCCAGCGGCGTGGCCGTGTGGGAGCGTGAGCTGAATATCCGCCCCAAAGACACGGACACGCTGGAGGTCCGCAAGGCACGCATCAAGGCCCTGTGGAACTTGGAGCTGCCCTACACTCTGCCCTGGCTCAAGAACTGGCTCACCGGCCTCTGCGGTGAGCTGGGGCATGAGGAGAGCATTGTGGACTACACCATCAACATTCAGCTTGACTACACCGTCCTGCCGGATGCGGATGCCCTGGCGGCGGAAATCCTGGACATGCTCCTCATGGTGCGCCCGGCCAACATGCGGGTGCTGATGACATCTTTTTTGCAGTCATACGGCACCATCACCTGCGGCGTTTACACCGAGTATGAGGATGAGGTCAACATCTGGCCCATGATGGTCCATGAGATGGAAAGCACCGGCAAGTCCATTGCTGTGGGCGCTCTGGAGTATCACAACACTGTGGAGATTTACCCACAAGAATAGGAGGAAAAAGCACTATGCCCAATGAAACCAAAAACTATGGCACCGTTATCACCACGGCGGGCGCTGCGCTAATCGCCAAGTGCATCTTGAACGGCGGCAAGGTCAACATCAAGACTGCTGCTGCCGGTGACGGCGGCGGTGAGTATTATGAGCCCACCGTGGCCCAGACCGCCCTCCGGGGCAAAAAGTGGGAGGGCGATGTGGCCAGCGCCGCAGTCAGCACCACCAACGCCAACATGATTGATGTGAAAATCACCATTGATGACAGCGTGGGTGGTTTCACCATCCGTGAGATGGGCCTCTTTGACGATGACGGCACGCTCATTGCCATCTGCAACACCCCCGACACAGAAAAGGTGTCCACGGATGGCGGCGTGTCCGGCAAGCTCACCATGATTATGCACATCGTGGTAGCGGATGCCTCCGTTGTCAGTTTCACCATCACCCCGGCCCTGGACACGGTGAGCCGGGCGGAGATGGAGAGCGCCCTGGCAGAGCACAACACCAACGGCACCAGCCACTCCGACATCCGGGCGCTGGCGCTCAATGCTGTGCAGCAGGGCGATGTCTACACCAAGCCGGAGGTCAACGCTTTGGTGGGGGGCGCTGTGAATGAGCATAACAACTCCGACACAGCGCACGCCAGCATCCGTGTGGACCTCACGGGGCTGGATAGCCGCCTCAAGACGCTGGAGCTGAAATATGGCACCAATGTCACCGGCAGCAGCTTTGAGGTCACCTTTGTTACGCTGACAGATGTAGTGGTCACCGGCGTATGGAATGAGGAACTTGGCCGAATTGAGTTTTAAGATGCGGAGGTGAACAAGATGCGGAGAGGCACAAACCCTGTGCTGACCTTTGAGCTGCCGGAGGCAATCACTATATCTGCCCTGTATATCACTTTTCAGCAGAACAGGCAAACTGTGCTGGAAAAGGACCTCACTGCTGTCACCTATGACAAAGAAAACGGCATCATCACGCTGCCGCTTTCCCAGGAGGACACGCTCCTCTTTTCGGAGCTTGAGCCTGTCTGGGTGCAACTCCGCCTGCGGGACAATCTGGACAACGCCATTGCCAGTGAGCCCATGCGGGTCAATGTGGGGGAGATATTCAAGGACGGGGTGATCTAATGTGACCTATGCAGTAAACTTTGAAACCACGCCCAGGGTCATTGCGGTCAAGCTCTCCACCGGCGGCATGATGCACGCCAGCTTTGGCTCTGTGCAGTATGTCAACACCGGCAAGCAAGGAATTGACGGCACCACTTTTTACCCCTCTGTGGAGGGCGATGAGTGCACCCTGAGCTGGACCAATGACGGCAACAAAGAAAACCCCAAGCCTGTCAATTTGAGGGGCCGCCAAGGCCCCCAGGGCGCTCCTGGCAGTGACGCAGACATCCTGCCCATCACAAACCTGGAGCTTGAAAAACTACTCATATAAGGAGGACAGCCAAAATGGCAAACAGCAAGAAAGCGCTTGATGAAAATGGTGTACTTTACCTGTGGGGTAAGGTCAAGACCTATGTGGCCACGGCCATTGCCAACATCAAGCTACCCAGCAAGACCTCTGATCTGACCAATGACAGCGGTTTCATCACTGCCAAGGATGTGCCGGAGGGCGCTGCCGCATCCAGCACCGTGCCCAAGATGGACGGCACCGCTGCCGCTGGTACGGAAACCGCTTTTGCCCGTGGTGACCATGTGCACCCCTCTGACACCACTAAGGTGGACAAGGTGGAGGGCAAGGGCCTGAGTGCCAATGACTACACCAACGAGGAAAAGGCCAAGCTGGGCGGCGTGGAGGCCAACGCCAACAACTACACCCTGCCGGATGCCAGCGCCTCCGTCAAGGGAGGCGTGACTGTTGGCACCAATGTGGATGTCAGCGGCGGCAAAATCTCCGTCAAGAACGGCACCACCAACCAGAAAGGCGTGGTGCAACTCTCCAGTGCCACCGATGACACCAGTACCACCAAGGCCGCCACGCCCAGCGCCGTCAAAGCTGCCTATGACCTGGCGGCAGGCAAGCAGAGCCCGGCCACCTCATTGGCAGGCTACGGCATTGCAGATGCCTACACCAAGGATGAGGTGGATGCCAAGATGTCCAGCGCCCTTGAATATAAGGGCTCCAAGGACACCTATGCAGACCTGCCCACCACCGGCAACAAGAAAGGCGATGTGTGGAACATTATCAATGCCGATGCGGCCCACGGGGTCAACGCCGGTGACAATGTGGCCTGGAACGGCACCACATGGGATGTGCTGGCCGGTACGATGGACTTGTCCGCCTACATGCTTGCGGAGGACCTTGTGGCCATTTCCAACACAGAGCTGGATAATATCTGCAAGTAAAGGAGGCCAATGACATGGCAAAAAGGCCCTACCTTGATGACCTCCAGACAGCACGCCTCTGGGCAAAGGTCAAGGCCCTGGTTTCTCCTTTGAGCTCCAGAGTGACCACACTGGAGGGGCAGGTCCAGACCAACACCACGGACCTCTCCGGCCTGGCCACCCGTGTCCGCACGCTGGAGCTGAAATATGACACCAATGTAACCGGCAACTCCTGGAGCGTGGCTTTCACCAGCCTCTCCGGCGTGGTGGTCACCGGTGTGTGGAATGAAAGCCAAGGGAGGATTGAGTTTTAAGTGCCCAACTATGACATCATACCGCTTGCCACTGATCTGCTGGACTACACCATCCAGCGGGTCAAGGTCAAAGAGCCCCAATACACCAAGGTCAAGGCCTATGTGATGGAAAACGGCCAGATGGTGGAAAAGGAGCTCTTTGAGAAAATCAAGGATGACGGCAAGCCTCACTTTCCCAAGAGCCAGACTTTCCACATGTGCGCTGACATGCAGCGCATGGCCAGCGCCATCCTCCAGAAATGCAACTCCGCTGATGGCCGTTATTTTGAAACTGAGTATGAGGAACGCCTCAAGGACCTTGATGAGGTCATCGTCCTCTGCGACACTCTCAACCAGTACATCAACCTGAGCTATAAGCGCAAGTACATCTCTGGTGACCAGTGCCACTACTGGGCAGAGCTGGTGCGCCCGGTCCGTCAAAAGGCTTTCAACTGGAAACGCAATGACAGCAACCGTGCCGCCGCTCTGCGTGAGGCAAAGGCCAACCAGGAGCTTGCCAAAATGGGCCAGATGGCCCAGCAAATTGCTGAGGCCCTGGCCCGCAACGCCTGAAAGGATATACCAGCCGAGAGCTGTTATATTTGGGTATGACCTATTTTTCCACTGTGCTCCCCGAACACGAACAACACCAACAACGCCGTTTACTTGAACACCAATGGCAATGTCAACAACAACAACTGCACCAACACCAACGGGTCCCGCCCCGCTCTGATGGTAAGGCCTGACTGAGTAGGCCCAAAGCCCAAAACCGTGCCGTCCATCACATCAAAGGAGGTCATACCCAGCCTTGGTGAGGCCAAGGCAAACACATTGCGCTGATGCCCCGCTGCTTTCCAGAAAAGTGGCGGGGCTACTGGTCCTATCATGCGGCACCTACACAGCGCATGAGGAGAGGCTGGCCAGCCGAACACTGATAGGGGGCCATCCGTTTGTATGAAATTTTCTGAAATATGCACCTTTGCAGTGATCTATGCGGCATACCTGGCCGCCCGGCGGGGCAAACGCTCCAGAGCCGCCACCGCACACTATGAGGTGCGCCTGCTTGAGAACATCGTCAACCTGGTCTATATCCTAAAAACCAAGATTTACAGACCCGGTGTGTTTCGTGTGTTCTATGTCTATGAGCCCAAGAAAAGGCTGGTGCAGGCACCCGCTTTTGTGGACAAGGTGGTCCAGCACGCCATAGTGGACAATCTCCTCTATGACCGCATCACCCGCAGTTTCATCCTGGACAACTACGCATCCCAAAAGAACAAGGGCCTGCACTTCGGTCTGGACCGGCTCAAAGGATTTTTCACGGACTACTGGAATAAGCACCACACCGCTGAGGGCTGGGTGCTCAAGTGTGATGTCCGCCATTTCTTTGCAAGCATCAACCATGACAAGCTCAAGGAAAAGCTCAAAAAGCTGGACCTTGAGCCTGTTGTTTATGACCTGCTTTGCATCTATATTGACTGCTCTGACGGCCTGCCGCTGGGGTATCAGACATCACAGCTCTTTGCCCTCCTGTTCCTGGATGACTTTGACCACTTCGTCAAGGAACAGCTCCACATCCAATACTATGGCCGTTACATGGATGACTTTTTCCTCATCCACCCGGACAAGGAATACCTGCAATTCTGCCTCCGGGAAATACGGGCCTACATGGATAGCCTGGGGCTGGAACTGAATGGGAAAACCCAAATCTTTCCCATCCGCAACGGCATTGACTTTTTGGGCTTTCACACCTACCTGACGGAGAGCGGCAAGGTCATCCGCAAGCTGCGGCACAGCAGCATCAAGCGGATGCGTGCCAAACTCCGCCACTGGGAAAAGGAATACCCGGCGGGCCTGGTGACCCGTGAGCAAATCCTGCAATCCTGGCAGGCGTGGGATGCCCACGCCGCACATGGCAACACTTGGGCCCTGCGCCAGCAGGTGCGGGACCGTGTGCAAAATATTCTAAAGGAGGAAATCTGATCTATGGCCACAACCACCCTGGGCAACAAAGCTGTGGGCAGTATCATCCAGCTCAAGGAAAATGGCAAGCTGGTGAGCTTCTATGTTGCCAAGCACAACTATGAGAACTCCCTCAACGGCATGGGCCGCACGCTGGTGGTCCGTAAGGACTGCTATGACACCCGCCAGTGGCACAGCTCCAATGTCAATGCCTACGCCTCCAGCGCCATTGATAGCTGGCTCAACGGCACCTACAAAAACCTGCTTGACGCAGACATCCGTGGGGTCATCGGCACCACGAAAATCAAGTACACTCCCGGCAACGGCAACAACACCGTTGGCACGCTGGAGCGTGCCATCTTCCTGCTGTCTGCCACTGAGCTGAACAGATCGGCAAGCTGGTTTAATGTGGAGGGCACGGCGCTGGAAATCGCCAGCTCTCTCCAGATCGCCTACATGAACGGCTCCGCCGTTGTTCAGTGGACCCGCTCCCCGCTCACGGACAGCACCGACGGCGCCGTTTGCTTGGGCACCAGTGGCGTTGTCGGCAGCCGCCACTGCGCCGACACCTTCGGGTCCCGCCCCGCTTTCACTCTCCCCTCCACCCTCTCTGTGAGCGATGACGGCACTGTGTCCGTCAACACTGCGCCCACCATCACCAGCTCCACGGCCAATGGCTCCAACCTTGGCACCAAGACGGCGGGCTTTAACTTCCAGTACACGGTCAACGATGTGGACAGGGACACTGTGACGGTCAAGGAGTACCTGGACAATGTGCTCAAGCGCACCTACACCGCAACCCTGGGCCAGGTCAACACATTCCAAGCTGTCACGGCTGCCAACTGGCAGAAAATCCTCAACGGCTCCCACACCCTCAAGGTGGTGGCCTCTGACGGCAAGGCTGACAGCGCCGCCTACACGGTGACCTTTGCCAAAAAGGTGACCAAGGCCACTGTCACGCTGGCAGCGCCGCTGGCGGCGGATGATGCCATTTCTGTGATGGTTATGAACATCGTGGGCACCCTGCCTGCGGATGCGGTCATGGAGGTGCTGGTCACCAACAACGCCAAGGACACCGCCCCCGTCTGGGAGGATGCCACGGCGGATGTCAAGAATGGCGCAAACCATGTGTTTACCAATAAGACCGCCGCCAACGGCTTTGCGTTCAACTTCAAGCTCTCTGTTGAGCGTGGAGCCAGCGACACCGGCGGCTATATTTCTAACATCGGAGGTGCTTTTGAATAATGGCTGTTTACTATGACAACACAAGCCTCAAGGCAAAGCATGAGCGCAAGCGTTCCCTGGAGGAACTGACCAAGGAAAACAAAGAGCTCAAGACCCGGCTCCAGGCAACGGAGGAGGACCTGACCAACACCCAGGTGGCCCTCACGGAGGTCTATGAGATGCTGGCAGGAGGTGGAGAGAATGGCTAAGGTATATGCCGCCCTCATCCGCAAGGGCCTCAAGACCCTGGATGATGTCCCCGCCAACCTGCGTGACGCTGTTGCCAAGCTGCTGGAGGAGAGCACCGATGCGTGAGCTCCGCCTGCGGCTTGCTTTATTTCTGTTGAGAAAGGAGGTGCAAGACATGGCTATTGTGTATGCTACCCTCATCATCAAGGGCCGCAAGACCATTGACCAGGTGCCCGCTCTGCTGCGTAAGCAGGTGGAGGAAATCCTGGCAGACCTGGAGGTTGAGGTCTAAAGCCCCAGCCCAGCAGGAGGGGCACACCCGTGTGGTGTGCCCCTCTTATTTTTGAACAACAGGAGGACAAAAAGGATGCTGGAAACGCTGAGGAGCTACTGGTCTATCATCTCCACCATCATCACTGTGGTAGCCGTCCCCGCCGTTGGCTACCTCTACAAGAAATACAAGCAGGCAGACGCACGGCAAAAGGCGGTAGAGCTGGGGGTCCAGGCCCTCCTCCGTGACCGCATCGTGCAATCCTATTATCACTATGAGGAGCGTGGCTGGATAACTCTGCACGGCCTTGAGAATGTCAATGCCATGTATAAGGAGTACCATGCTCTGGGCGGCAATGGCACCGTGACGGCGCTGGTCAATACCATCCATGAGCTTGAGGTCCGGGACGATAAGCGCCCCGCCTCTCAGGCCTGAGCTGGAGAGGAGGGCGCATGGAGTTTTCAAAGAAAATGCTGGTGCTGCACATCTGCATTTCCGTCCTCCTCTGCATCACCACGATAGTGGGGACGCTCACGGACCATGATGTCACAGCCATTGCGGCGCTCACCGGCACCTCTTTTGTGACAGATGGTGCCTGGGGCGGCTTTTACTACTGGAAAAGCAAGAATGAAAACCGGGCGAAATACGCCCAGCGTTTTCTCAACAAGTTTGCGGACAAGTACGGTGCTGATGCGGCCCTCCGGGCTGCTGAGATCGTGCTGAAAGATTGAGTAAAGGAGGACATGCTCAATGACTGAAAAAGAACTCCGGCAGAAAGTTGTGGACACTGCGGTGAGCTATCTGGGCTGCAAAGAGGCCAACGGCTCCCACCGCAAAATCATTGACCTCTACAACTCCCACAAGCCCCTGGCCAGGGGCTATGCGGTGAAATACACGGATGCCTGGTGCTCCACCTTTGCATCCGCTGTGGCCATCGCCTGCGGCCTCACGGACATCATCCCCACGGAGTGCGGATGTGAGCGCCACATTGACCTTTTCAAAAAGCTGGGCTCCTGGGTGGAGAATGATGCCTATGTACCCAGCCCTGGTGACTACATTTTCTATGACTGGCAGGACGGCAGCAACTACGCCACCACGAACAACACCGGCTCTGCGGACCATGTTGGTATTGTGGTGTCCTGCGATGGCAAGACCATCAAGGTCATTGAGGGCAACATGAGTGATGCCGTTGGCTACCGCAAGCTGGCCGTCAATGGCCGCTACATCCGGGGCTTTGGCGTGCCCAAGTACGCCTCCAAGGCCACCTCTGCGCCCTCCGGGGGCGGGGAGACACCCACGCCTGGCAAGGATGAAAAGCCCACTCCTGGGCTTGCTGTGGGCTCCGTGGTGACCTTTACGGGCACCAAGCACTATATCAGCTCCATGGCCGTCAACGGCAAGAGCTGCAAGCCCGGTGAGGCCAAGGTCACCGCTGTGGCCAAGTCCGGCAAGCACCCCTACCACCTCATCAAGACCACCGGCAGCTCCTCCACCGTCTATGGCTGGGTGGATGCCGCTGATGTCAAGGAAGTGGTCCCGGCCATCGTCAAGGGCTCCAGGGTCAAGGTGGCTAAGGGAGCCAAGACCTACAACGGCGGCAGTCTGGCCTCCTATGTCTACACCACCACCTACACCGTCATTCAGATTGACGGCTCCCGTGTGGTCATCGGCATCAACGGAGTGGTCACGGCGGCTGTCAACATCAAGGACCTCACGCTGGTGGGGTAAAGGAGGAAATCTATGACTACTTCCATCATCCATCTGGCCGTTGGCCTGGCGCTCCTGGTGGCCGTCAACATCGTGCTGGGCAGCCTCAACGCCCTCTTTGACGGCAGTTTCGACAAGGTGAAACTCCGCAACGGCACCATCAAGGGCATCATCGTGGCGGCCTGTTTCATCGCCTTTTACATGGCAGGCTGGCTCAACCCGGACATCATCGCCATTGATGTGGACGGGCAGACCGTGAACTTGATGACTGCCTCCAACCTGGCGCTGCTCACGGCCTATGTGCTCTATGCCAAAGATGTATTTGTGAAATTGAAAAACCTAATCTTGAGCAAGACCTCCGGCACGCCGCCGGAGGAGCTTGCCGCAGAACAGGAAACTGCTGAATAAGACGAAAGCCGGAGAGGGTCAAACCTCTCCGGCTTTTTTGCTTTATAGGGTGATGTCCTGGCCTGTGCTGTCTATCTGCTTTTTAAGGGCATAGAGCTCTTTGCTTTCCTTGCCGCCCAAAAACCAAACGGCCACATGTTTGTCCCCATAGGTGAAAACTGCATACCACTTGACCGCATTGGTGCGGGAAGTGTTTGGACTGGTGCCTCTGTACTTGGCCGCAAAATTGCGCTCATCCATGATGTCCAAGCTGTCAACCTTGGCCAGCGGCAGGGTCACGCTGGGGCCCTCCACCCGGCGGAACACCAGCGCCTCCGCCGTCTGCTCCATAAAGCAGGGCGCATCCTGGGCAAAGCCGGGCAGGCCCTCATAGTGCATGAGCCGGATGCCCTCCGGCAGCGGTGCCTTTTTCTTTCCGAACATGTCAAAACCTCCTATGCTGATCTGACCCAAAAATTGAGATGGTGGATGTACTCCTCCAGTGGCGCACCCTCAATGCTTTTCGCATCATTGCGGACTATATACTGCATCCAGGTCTTGCGGCCCTGCAATTTGACTTTTCCCAAGTACGCTCTGGGGCTGCTCACGGAGAGAGCGCCATTGGCCATGCGGCTGATGGTCAATGCTACGCTTTTATGCCCCTGACGCAGTGCCGCCTCCAGAGCTGCCAAGAAAGCCTCCTCATCCGGCGTGACTGACCACCTGCGGCTGCTCTCCGTTGTATAGCGAATATACACCCAGCTCACCGTCCTTTTCTGTTTATTCTTGACTTTTCTCCATTATAGTTTGCACCCTGTCTGCGTGTCAAGTATTGGAGCCTTTATTGATAATGACATACCAAATGTGCAAACTATAATTATTTGTGATAGGAGGCGGTGCAGTTGATCGCTGAGAAAATCAAAGCCCTGCGTGAGGCAAGGGGCTGGAGCCAAGCGGAACTTTCCCGGCGGCTGGGCATCACCAGAAACGGCGTGAACTCTTGGGAGCAGGGGCTCTCTATGCCATCACCGGCGTGCCTGGTGGACTTGGCCAAGGTGTTTGGCGTGTCCACGGACTACCTGCTGGGGCTGGAACGGCTCACCACGGTGGATGTCACTGGCCTGGCAGACCGGGATGTTGCGGTGCTGGCAGAGCTGGCCGAAAGGCTCAAAAACTGCAAAGACTGACACAGCGGCTCACTTTTCGTGGGCCGCTTTTTTGTTCTTGACTTCATACACCTTTTGGTGTATAATCAGGGTACATTAAACGGAGGTGCTGCTCTATGACCCATTCTAAACTGCAAACCAAGCGCCTGGAGGCGCAGATGTCACAGTCCCAGCTTGCCGCTGCCGCTGGCATCAATGGCCGGATGCTCCAGTATTATGAGCAGGGTGCAAAAGACCTGAGTGGTGCCAAGCTGGCCACGCTGCTCAAGCTGTGCCTGGCTCTCAACTGCACATTGGCTGACATTCTCCCTGACGGAGAAACAACCGAACTACTGACCCGATACGGGCAGTAAAGCCTTTTCTGGCGGGGTGTTCATCACCCCGCCGCTTTTTTATATTCTGAGGAGGGTATCACATGAATTACAAGGGCTTTCATCAACTGCAATGGGAGGACCGCCTGGTCATTGAAAAGATGCTCAAGGTAGGTGACAGTAAGGCCAAGATCGCTGAGGCGCTGGGCGTGTGTAAAAAGACCATCTACAACGAAATCAAACGGGGCTGGACCCAGCAGATGACCTCTGACTATGAGTTTATCTGGTGCTACTGCCCGGAGATGGCGGAGCGCAAATACCAGGAAAACCTCCGGGCCAAGGGGCCGGACCTCAAGATTGGCAATGACATTGACTTTGCAAACTATGTGGAGCAGAAAATTGTGGAGGAGCACTATTCTCCCGCAGCTTTGTTGGCAGAGCTCAAGGCAAAGCCGCCCCAGTTTGACACCACGGTCTGTGAGGCCACGCTCTACAATTACATCTACCGGGGTGATGTGTTCCTGGTCCTCAACCCGGAGCACCTGCACGAAAAGGGCCGCCGCCACTATGGTGAGAAATACGGTGAACAACGGAACGCCGCCAGAGCTGCCAAAGGCCCCCGCATTGATAAGCGTGACCCCATCATCAACTCCCGCACTACTTTTGGCCACTGGGAGATGGACAGCGTGATGGGCACCGTGGGCTCCAGCCGGGCGCTGGTGGTGCTCACAGAACGGCTCACCAGGGCGGGCATCATCCTCCCGGTGCCAGACCATACCGCCGCCAGCGTGGTCCGGGCGCTCAACGGTCTGGAGCGCCGCCTGGGCAAGGACTTCTACCCCATGTTTCAGAGCATCACGGTGGACAATGGCTGTGAGTTTCAAGACTACGATGGTATGGAAAAGGCCTGCCGCCGGAAAGGAAAGCGTACCATCGTTTACTACTGCCACCCGCACGCACCACATGAGCGTGGCAGCAACGAGAACATGAACAGGATAATAAGGCGGTTTTTCCCCAAGGGCACCAACTTTGATGAGGTGCCTATCTCAGAAATACGCCGGGCAGAGGAGTGGATGAACAACTATCCACGGGAGGTGCTGGGGTGGCAGACAGCGGCCACCCTCCTGCGGAGCTACATGAGCGCCTGCTGA